ACGGCAGTAGCCGGTGTAATTCAAGGTACGACAACAGTTCAACAAGCATTTAGTCAATTGTTTGCTAATATCGGCCAATCTTTTATTCAAATGGCGACGCAAATGATAACCAAGGCGTTGATGCTTCGAGCACTCAATATTTTCATGCCGGCCACTGGTGCATTTGGCGGTGGCGGACTACCTGGGTTTGGCGGCGGGCTTGACCTCGGCGGTGGTGCAATGGCGCTTAGTAATCCTCGGATGTTTAGCTTTGCTGCTGGTGGCATTCCGCCAGTAGGCAGACCATCACTTGTTGGTGAGCAGGGACCTGAACTATTTGTACCACGCACTGCCGGTACAATTATTCCTAACCATAAGATAGGTGGTGATAATATAAGTGTAGTTGTTAATGTAGATGCAAAGGGTACTAACATTCAAGGTAATGATCAATTAGGCAATCAATTGGGACGGGTAGTTTCTGCCGCAGTTAAGCAAGAATTAATTCAACAAAGACGACCTGGAGGATTACTTTCATAATGGCTAACTTCCCTAATTATCAGCCAATCTATTCGGCAAATAAAAAGTCTGCACCACGCATCACCACTATACAGTTTGGCGATGGTTATCAACAAAGAATAATTTTTGGCCTAAACCAAAATCCTAAAGAATGGTCATTAACTTTTGATGTTGCTGATATTGATGCTAATATAATTGAAGCATTTCTTGATGATCGCGCCAACGATGCTGCCAGTTTTGATTGGACACCACCTGATAGCAACACATCTTACAAATGGGTTTGTTCTGGTTGGACGCGTGAGTTATATGATTTTGAACGTAGTCGTATTGATCTAACTTTTACGCAAGTATTTGAGCCATGACTATACCAGTATCTGATCTACAAACTCCAGCACCATCGGCAATTATTGAATTATTTGAAATTCACCTTGTTGCCGCTATACATGGTGCTAATACAATATTTAGATTTCATTCTGGTACAAACCAAATTAATAATGCCAATATCATATGGGCTGGAAATACTTATATTGCATTTCCAGTTGAAGTTACTGGTTTTGAATATAATGGTAATGGACAATTACCAAGACCAACTTTACGGGTAAGCAATGCACTGCGATATGTAACAAGTATACTATTGACGATAAATGAAACAACTACAGGCAATGATTTAAATGGCGCTAAATTTATTAGAATACGTACATTAGCTCGTTATCTTGATGCTGCTAATTTTGCAGGAGGTAATGCAAATGCTGATCCAAACGCTGAATTTCCTAAAGAAATTTTTTTTCTAGATCGTAAAACCACAGAATCTCGTGCTTTTGTTGAATGGGAGTTAGCGGCGGCATTTGATTTAGTAGGAGTACGTGCACCTAAACGCCAATGCATTGCTAATTTATGCCAATGGGTATATCGTTCAACTGAATGCAGTTATACAGCAGCGGTATTTTTTGATGCTAATGATAATCCAGTTGATTCTGCTGCTTTTGATGTATGCGGCAAACGTTTAACCAGTTGCGCTACTAGATTTGGTGTTAATGCCGAATTACCATTTGGCTCATATCCTGGCGTCGGTTTATTTGCGCAATGACATGGCGCAAGGCGGCTATTAATCATGCAAAGCTTATGGCACCAAATGAATCTTGTGGATTGCTTATTAATGATGCTGGTGATATAATATATTGCGCTTGCCGTAATCTTGCAGAAGATACTGAGCATTTTATTATCCATCCAGGCGACTGGGCAGAAATAGAAGATAAAGCAGATATTATTGGGGTAGTACATAGCCACCCAAATCAATCACCTAACCCTAGTGCTATGGATCGTCAATTCTGTGAACGTACCCAACTGCCATGGCATATCGTTAATCCTGCTAATGGTAAATGGAGTAAATGCCTGCCATTAATAGGTCGGCAATGGGTATGGGCGACTAGCGATTGTTGGACATTAGTACATGATTGGTATGCGCTACATGGTTTGGTACTACCTGATTGGGAGCGGCCATCGCTAGAAGAATTTGAAGCGCAGCCATTATTTGATGGCTTATGGGAATCAGCTGGATTTTATGAATTACGTGATGATGTATTGCTCCAGCCTGGCGATGCTTTATTAATGCGGATCGGCGATCAACAATTAAATCATGTTGGTGTATTTATAGGTAATGGGATGATGTTGCATCATTTGCGAGATCAACTAAGCATAAGAGATTATTGCAGGCCAGGCTTGACAGGCCGTAGATTACGACATACCAATGCATGTAAACTGGTAGAAGGAGATGGCTGGTGATGCTACGAGAAATCCGTGTTTATGGAGAATTGGCTAAATTCATGGGTGTGAAGTCTTTTATGGCTGAAGCCCGTGATGTAGCAGAAGCTGTTCGATATTTATTAGTAAATTTTGCGGGTTTAGAAACCCATATGGTACAATATGATTATCGGATATTAGTTGGCGGATATAGCATTAGCGAAGAAGAAATTAGTTATCCTATCGGTGGAAATATTATTCGTATAATTCCTGTTGTAGCAGGCGCTGGTGGTAAAAAAGGTGTAGGACAGATATTGGCTGGCGTAGCAATTATTGGCCTGAGCATTTTATCAGCAGGTTTATTGTCTGGGTTTGCCTTTGGTTTTTCTGGTGGAGTTGCTGGCCTTGGTACATTCGCTACTGTTGGCGTTGGTATTGGTGCTAGCCTTGCATTAGGTGGTGTAGCACAAATGCTTACACCAGTGCCACGTATCGCACCACCAGCAGCAATGAGTGGTTATTCACCTACTTATACAAGTCCAACAATGCGTGAGTCAGAGATGGATCCACAAAAATCCTATAGTTTTAGTGGTATTCAAAATACATCTGTGCAAGGCACACCAGTTCCTATTATTTATGGTGAAACAATTGTTGGATCTGTTGTTATATCAGCCAATATATCAACACAAGAGGTAGTGTAATGCCTTCAGCCGCTGAGATGTATTTTGCAATGAGCCTAAAGGGTTCGGCGCAAGCAACTTATGTATCACTACTTAAACAACAGGACCAAGCACAAGCGCAAGCTGAAGCTAATAGGCCGCGCATACCAACACGCACACCAGATAATTTATCTAGTACACAATATGCAACATTTTTAGATTTGTTGAGTGAAGGTGAAATTGAAGGATTCCCATCTGCAGCAGGATTAACGAAAGGTACTAGTGCATATAATATTGCAGCCTTAAAAGATATTTATCTTAATAAAACACCTATTATAAGAGCTAGCGCTAATTTAAATAATGTGCAATCAATTGATTATAATTTTCAAAACGTAAAGATTGAACCACGTTATGGTACACAAACACAACCATATATTCAAGGTTACGGCGAAATTAGTGAGCCGATTACGGTAAATTCAACAGTACAACAGGCAACACCAGTCATAAGAACAGTAAATGATGTAAATGTAAACGGTGTTATTATTACTATTACAGTACCAGCATTGCAAGAATTTAATACACAAGGTGATATATTGGGCGCCAGCTTTTCATTTACAATTGCACTATCATATAATGGCGGCGCTTATACTACTGTAGCAACCGAAACAGTTAGTGGTCGTACTGCTGATGCTTATCAGCGTGATTATAGAGTTAATTTTACTACTGGATGGGTTGGTTCCGTAGCAATCAAATTAACAAGAATAACAGCCGATAGCGCCGATCCAGCTACTTTAGTGAATGCATTCCAATGGTCATATTACCAAGAAATTATTTATCAAAAACTTACATATCCGAATAGTGCAATTGTTGCAATTAAGTTTGATGCGCAGCAATTTACTTCTTTACCAAGTCGCACTTATCGCATACGTGGTATTAAGGTGCGAGTACCAACTGGAGTGACTGTAGATCAAACAAGCGGTCGTATTATTTACCCTGATGGCTATACATTTAATGGTACACTAACAGCAGAGAATGCGAGAGTATGGACATCAGATCCAGCTTGGATTTTATTTGATTTGCTTACTAATACTAGATATGGATTCGGGCAATATATAAGTGATT